CTGAACGTGCTGGTAGTGATTAGGGCCAGGCCTGGTGATGGCGCTGACACCATCACCCAGGTATCTGTAGCCAGTTTTTGTATATATGCGCTGGCATGTTGAGACAATGGCACCGAGTTGTTCAGCGTGACGCCGCCGGTAGGTGACACGGTGACAACGCCGGCGCCTTTGTTGGTGACATAGATGCATGTGCCGGTTTCGTAGGCTACTGATGCGTTTGTAGGGATGGTCACGGTGACGGCGGACGCGTTGCTTAGTGTGACGGTTTTGCCTGCGTCGGTTAAGACCAGGGTGTAGGTGGTGCCGGTTTGATCGTTCAGGCCGTTGCCCTTAAATGACACGTCATCGATGCGGTCGGCGACGTTCGAGGACACACCGGGCCAGTTACTGACCAAGTCGCTTGACTGCGCGTACGGGGTTCCGTAGGTGGTGTTTGGCATGGTTTTCCCTTTACTCGAGGTCGGCCGGCAGGATGATGTCGGCCCACGTTTTCGTCACCGATACCCCGCCCCACGTGGCGGTACCGGGGGCGTCGGCCCAACTGATGACGGCATAGGAGTAGCGCGGATCGGACAGGCTGATCGTGGTGGTGTGGAATCCATCGACGTACTGATCGGTCCAGCCTTCAACAACGCCGACGAATTGGGCGGTGTTTTGCGGGTTCGGTTGCGGTAGCCCGGTGATGAGGACGCGGCCGCCTTCCCGCAAGCCGAGGACGCTGGTGCGCTGCCCCGCGGTCAGCTGGTCCAGGAGTACGGTCACTTGCCCGAGCTGCCAGCGTTCCGCGGCCTGGGCTGTAATGACGAGCTGGGCGCGGCGGGTGGCGTCGTAGTCGTTGGCTAGCCCGGTTTGGAGCTCAACGGCGCGGCGATCGAACAGGGCTATTGAGGCGGTGTCGGTGACCTGTTCGGTGGCCTGCGGGTCGGCGGTCCCATACGTTACGGTCACGTCGTTTAAAATCGTGTTGGCTGTGGTTTGCCAGGTCGGCTCCCACACGACGGAGCCGGCGGGCAGTTCTACCGGTGTGGGGGCGGCGCTACCGGCGCTGGTTTGGTTCGCCCAGGTGCCCAGCAGGTCGGGCCACGTTTCGGTCACGTAGTCCGACCATATCGCGGTGGAATAGTCGTAGCCGCGGCGCGTGTAAGACTCAAATCTGACGGAACCGTCTGGCATGTCGTAGACGGTCGCGCCGGTCCATTCGCACAGCTCGGCCAGAAGTGAGGCGACCGTGTCGTAGTTTGCGTCGTAGGCGATCAGGGCTATGTCTGGATCGGTTTCGGCAATGTAGGTGAGGCCGGTGGTGTCAAGGATCGCGGCTACCCGCACATCGAGGTCTTGCGCTGGGAATCCGGTTGCCCCGGCATATAGGCGCCCCAGTCGGGCGAGGGGCCCGATGCCGGTGATGGTGAGCCGTGTCATCGGCGGGTTTTCGGCGACGGGTGGCATGTGTTCTAGCCCAAGGTCTGACACGGTGCCGGTGAACCGTGTGGTGCTGTAGGCGTCAACCTCGAGGGTGTCGCCGAGGGTGACGGGTATGGATGCGTCGCCGGTAATGAGTAGATCGAGCTGTGCTAGGCCCGGTTCGGGTGAGGCGGTCACATCGTTCCGGCCGTGAGTGACGGTCACGGTGTAGGCGACCTGGTCGAGGTCCAGGGCTGTGCCGTTGACGCGGATCGCGGTGACGCTCATGCCAGCACCGCCCCCGGTGTGTACCCGTTGCGGGCGTCCGTGTTGGCCAGGACCCGATAAATCGCGGTGCCGACGGCGGATTCTGTGACGCGGGCCGCGCTTCGCGTTGATGGCAGCGGCCGGCCTGGTGTGCCCTGCCCGTTTATCGCGGCGGGGGTCTGTTGCCCCATGAGCGACATGAGCTCACGGAATTTATCTATGGCGGTCTGGATTGCCCCAATGAGGGCGTTAATCGGATTGACCATGGTGTAGAGGGTGTTGAGCAGTGTGTCGACGATAAACTTGTTGAAGCCGTCAAGGCTTGCGTACCAGTCGTCGAACTTGTCTTTAGCGTCGATGACGAACGTGGTGACTGTGCCTATGGCGGTGGCGATCTCGCCGAATCGTTTGCCTAGTTCTTTTACGAATGGCTCAAATTCTTGGATGGTGCTGGCGTAGTCGCCGGTTTTGCCGTTGGCGGTGTCTAATGCCTCGAGGAATCCGGTTCCGAATGATTCTTTGAGTTCGTCGAACGCAATCTTGACTCGGCCTATTTTGCCCTCGTATGTTTCGGCAGCCGTTTTGTATTGCCCTTCAAATCTCTCGGACAGTACGCCTAACACATCGTCAGCGCTGGCACCTTCGCCTGCAATGTTTTTCAGTTCCGGCACCAGGCGGCTCAGCGGGCCGGTGGTGCCGCCTGCGGCCTTACCGATCGCCTCAACAACGGTAGACAACGGCTTACCGGTGCCGGTCGCCACGTCGAGCGCTGTGCTGAGGAGCTGCATGGCGTAGTCGGTGTCGCCGGTGATGCGGGCCAGGTTGCTGAAGCTGGGGTATAGCTCGTCGTCGGCGACCCCGGAGGCTCTACTGAGTGCGTCAATGAACAATTCGACGCGCGGCGCGTCGGCGGCAAGGCCCAGGAGGTCGAGCTGTTTGGTGAGTTTGGCCATGGCGGCTTCGTTTTCGGCGGCAGCTTTGATGCCGTCCACCGCAAAATCCTTCGCGAAGTTCCCGAGGGCGAAACCTGCGCCGGCGAGAGCACCGACGAACAGGGTGCCCATGGCGCCGGAGAATCGGCCCACGGCGCCTTGGAAGTTGCCCATTTGGCCTTGTGCTTCGCGCATTTCGCGGCGGAATTTGTCGGTGTCGGCCGCCAGGTAGACGGTGAGGGTACGGCCCGCCATTACAGGCCGCCCCGGTTGAAGTCATCACAGACACGCTCGACGGCTTGGCCCCATTCCTGCATGGCTGGGGTGATGTAGCCGCGGGCCTGCTGGATCCATTTGCCGCCGTCACCGAACAACGCGCCTGGTCCTGGTGTTTTCGGGTTGGTGACACCGGAGTCGGACGGGTAGCGCACCATGCTGGGGGAGGCGCCGCCGGAGAACGCGCGACGCGCGCCACCGATCGACACGGCCGGGATGCGGTCCCGTTTCGCTTTGACGCTGCCGGCGATCGCGGGCCCGTAGCGGCCGGCACCGTTGAGGGCGGCCTGCTGCCATGAGGGCACCATGTAGCGGGAGGCGATGTTCTGTGAGGCGTCGCGTAGCTTGTCCTGGTATTCCTTGGGAAGTGCGCGCAGGTCGCGCAGTAGCTCGTTGAGGCCGGTGACGTAGGCGTCTATCGAATTGGTGCGCGCCATGCGATCACCTCCTGGGCCAGTGCGAAGAACGCCGCCGGCTCGAGTTCTTGGATCCGGTCGGGGTGTTCGCCGAGTGCTGCGCTGACGGTCATGATGAGCCGGCCTACCGATCCGGCCACGTAGGGTTTGGCGGCGTCCTGGTGGCCAATACGCGGAGGTCAACGGCGTCGGCCCATTCGCGTACGTCCTGGATGCTGCCGTCAGCTGGCGCATTGAGCTGGAAATAGCAAATGGCCATTTGCAGGTCGATCTCGTTAGCGTCGGTGAGTTTCCCGCCACAGGCCAGTTCGGCTTTGCGGAGTGCGGCCATGGTTGCGCGCACAATTTGGGCAGGGCCGTCATCGACGCTGACGAGAAGGTCGGGCAGCATCAGGCGAACGAGATAGGTCCGGTGAAGGTGCAGGAGCAGGTGGCGACGCCGTCGGCGGCTACCTCCATGGACAGTTCCTCAACGTATACGGCGCTGCCGGTCCAGGTGCCGGCGCCACCATCAACGACCAGGGCGACGCTGCTGCCACCGGCGGCCGCGCCCTCGAGGGCGTTATACATGCCGGTGTCCTCGTCGTAGAGGAATTCGATTTCAGCGCTGCCGTTGAGGTCGGTCTGCTCGAACGCAACCGACCCGAGTGTTTTGGTACGCACGACGGTGGGGGTGATCGTGATGGTGCCACTAATGACCTGATCTGTGCGGGCGGTGCTGTTAATGGTCACCGTGAACTGTGAGCCGGTGATGGAGACTGCGGGCATGGTCTTACTCCTTCATGTGAACGGTGACGGATACCTCGGTGGTGACTACGGACCCTTGCGGCCCGGTGTCGGTAATCAGTGGGGGGCCGACGTATTCGACGGTGTACGCGTCGGGGATCGCGGCTAGGACGTCATCGAGGAGGCTTTCGGCTTCGGTGACGGCGGCGTCAACGGTGCGCGGTGAAACCACGATCAGGATGCGTAGCCGCACTTGGTAGTTCAGCTTGGACCCGAGGCGGCTCATGGATATCCACGGGGTGTCGGGTGCGATGACCAGACACGGCGGGGTGGGCACGGCTGGCGGGGTGGCGTGCACCGTTGGCCCGACACTGCCAAGGGCGGTGGCCAGGTCGGTGCGCGCGTCAGTGGTCAGGGCCACGACTCACCCGACCATGCCGGCGGGGTTCATGTATGGGGCGATAAGGCTCATGACGCGGCGAGTGAGCCAGGTTGATAGCCGGTAGGGGCCGGGCTGGAAGTCAACGGACAGGGCTTGGCCGCCGGCGGCGGTGCGGGCCTGGAAGATTTCCACGCCGACCGATAGGGCGGCCTCTTTGCAGGCGGGCGGTTCCGCGGAGTACGCGGCGGTGGTGAGGAGGGCGCCGACAATGTCGTCGGCTGCGTCGGCGACCTGGTCGAGCACGTCATCGAGCGGTGCAGCGTAATCAAGCTGCAAGGCGTCGGCCAGCTGTTGGCCGGTGACGAGTGCCATAGTCGGCGCCCTCCTCTGTGGGGGTGTTGGCGGTTTAGGCCTGGTTGTAGATCGACACGATGCCGGCGGAAATGAACGGCGCGAACACGGCGTAGCCGTAAATCGCGGTTTCGCGTCCGAGGTTCGCGGCCACATCCACGCTGATGGTGCGGGGGCCGTCCTCGAACCATCCGCACGCGGCCCGGTTCGTCACGATGGCGTCCTCGGTTTCATCGGTGGCGAATTCCGGCGCCAGGATCACAGGCA